AGAAGACTTTAAGCTTGTGATTGATGTTAAAGCTTATGATTGGTTAAGCGATACAAAAATGAACAAATATCTAAGGCCTGACACATTGTTTGGATCTAAGTTTGAAATTTATCTGAACAGTGTGGCACCTAAACAAAAAACAAATAATTTTGTGATCACGAAAGGAGTGAAGATGTAATGCAGTCAGTTAGTGAAATAATCCAAAAACAAAATGATGCGAATAATGAGAAATATCTTAAAAGCAAACATTGCCAAAGCAATTGTGATAAATGCATGGCAGCCGGTGCATGTGGTATTTGGGAAAAGCCAGCTTATTATGACGGGAAATACTTGGTGGCTCCAACAAAGGTGTTCTGTTCAAAAAGAAATGACTGTGAGAAATTATCAAGCTATCGCAGTGAGTGGATTGAGAAGAACAAAAAGAACAGTGGCTTAAAAGATTTGTTGAACAAACGAATCAATGATTTCGTTGCATCTGATCCGTGGCAGGAAGCAATCAAAAAAATGGCAGTGAATTACATCCAGGATTGTAAAAACAATTTTGCAGAACATATGCCTTGCAATTGGTTGATGTTTTTAGGACAGAGTGGATGTGGGAAAACACATCTATGTTCTGGAATCAGTAATTGGTTGTTAGAACAAAATAAACGTGTTCTGTACGTCAGATACATTGAGTTGAGTAATTCTATTAGCAACTTTGATTATTCGCTTCTAGAACGTGCTAAACACGCTCAAATCTTGTATCTAGATGATTTATTCAAATCTAGTGCCAATCGGTTGGATGATAAAGCAATCTTTGATTTGATTGATTATCGCTATAACAATAACATGCAGACGATCATATCATGCGAAAGAACAAGCCAGGAAATGATTGAAATCAATGAAGCAGTTATTGGTAGGATCGTTGAGAAGTGCAGTGGTTTCTTCTTTGAAATTGAGAAAGAGCCTGGAAAGAATTATAGGTTGAACTGATGGCACGAAAAATATATGGAATATACAAGGATGATCTTCCTGCTTGTATTGGAACAGAAGATGAATGTGCATCGTTTTTAGAAACAACAATCAATACATTTAGATCCATGTGTTCCAAACAGAAAAAAGGAAAAATAAAGCGTTCAAGGAATGGATTTATAATCGTAAAAATATGTGAAGAATTGGAATTGGAGGAAATAGAATGATTGAACCAAAAGTGATTGAAAAATTCATGGAAGACAATGGCTTAGAACCATATGATGCATTTGATGTGGATGGTGAGTTTAAGCCATGCAACCCACTGTACTTCAATGAAGATTTAGAAGTACGATCAATGAAACTTGATTCTAGAAATCTTGAATTTTTTGGTGGAAAATTTGTTTATATAGACTATTAACTGGACAATATCATGTAAAGCAAAAAAGAACAAAAGATAACGATTCGGAAACTGTTGCCGCAGAAAATAAAAATCTTATTTGTAAGGTATCTGTTAAAGGATATGTTATATCGGATGAAGAATTAGATTATTTAAGAAAAGCGTGTCATTTAGCAAGCAGTATTGCGTTTGAAAACGAC